TTGCGTCCTTCCGACGAGACAGCGCTGTTGTAGAGGATCAGCCACTTTGATCGATCCTTTTTCGCCTTCAGGAGACCGTCGAAGTCCTCAAGGTCGGCGCCTTCCACCTTGTCGATGGGCGAGTCGGGAAAGCACTGGCGGGAATACTCGACGGCCAGTTCGTCGACCTTGACCGGGAACCGCTCCTTACCCAGCACAGCGTTGAGCATGCTGGAAATACGGTTGGCCTCGGCCATGGGTTTCTTGTGCTCAGTCATTCATCTTCCCAAGCGTCCAGGATCTTGCGGATTTTCTTTTTGTCCGGTTCCGATAGCTTTTTGAACTTGCGGAAAAACGCCTCGTCGGCGACTTCCTCGTCAGGGGTGGTCACGCTGTCGCTCAGCAAGAACTCAGCAGTGACTTCCAGCACGGCCGCGATCTTGGCAGTTTTTTCGGCAGATGGTTTTGGGTCGTCTTTGTTTTCCAGTTCCCAGATGTAGCTCTTGCTGGACTCGGTGAGTTCAGCCAGTTGCTCAAGGCTGAGCTTCTTTTGCTTCCGCAGTTCGCGGATCTTGTTGCCTAGAGGGGACGGCACTGTTTTCTCCTCGTTGATCCGATTTAGAACGCAAATGTTACCACCAGACCGAACGAAAACGTAACTGCTTGACAAACCCATAAGCTACCAGAAATAATCACAACAAGTTCGGCGTACCGAACGAAATTGGTCAGATGGCTCCTGCTGTACGGAGAGGTGTTCGATCTGGCGCTCACATGGTGGACCTCTTCCGTAAGGAGAATTTCGATGAATGATGCAGAAAACCTGTCCAAGCTGCTGGGCCACCTGCCCCCGGCGGTGTTCCGGTCTTTCATGGCCGCTAAGTTCAGTCTGGAAATGCCGGATCTGGACAAGAAGGCCGCCAAGAAGGATCAACGGGCTGGCATGGAGGCGGTGGTGGCGGCCCTCGACGTGAGCGCGCGACAACGGATCGAAGAGGTTGCCGAGCAGATCATCCTGTTGTCCGATGGACCTGGACAGGACGTACTGGATGGCTTCAGCCAGGAAATCTTTGATGATGAGGCACGGGCTCAGTTTGAGGGGATTCGCAGCCAGTACGAGCGTGCACTGTGGATTTACCTCAACGAAGGGGATCTGTTCGAGGAAGCGCTCAACGCACGTCAGGCTGACATCTTCCGTCAGAGCCCATCCTGCTACTCAGGCTACATGGCACCGAAAGACCTGTCTGTCCTCGAGGATTCGGCGGCTCGGCAGGCATTTCATAACGCTGTGGCCGGTCAACTGGGGTGCCCAGTCGATGAGGTAGCGGTCCAGGTCTTCAAGCGTTTGCGGCCGGACACTCAGACTGGCGAGGAGGTTGATCTGTACCAGGTGAGCGTCCACCACAATCGCCCGCCTGAGATTGTTGACTGCGTTCAGGCGAGCGAACTGGTCCAGCAGGAAGTCGTGCGTGCCGTGACATCACACATCACCTACGAGCCGTCCAATGGTCACCTGGAAGTGCTGTCGAAATTCACGGATGGACGGGAGGCATTGGCGCGCATCGTCTCTGACCATCTACTGCAGTCCCCGATCACGGGCGAAAAGATTCCGCTGAAGCAATACGACTACCAAAGCCTGAATGCGCCGCGCACTTTCGATCTGACCGGGGAAACCACGGTCGCTTCCGTCAAGGTGGTCGAGTTGGGCTACACGTCGACGGACTTCCGGACATTGGTGGTGAAAATCGGCTTCAAGGACACCGACGACATCCACACGGCGGCGCGATCCCTGATTGGCCCCGGATTTACGTTCCAAGGCCGACGCCTGACCTACGCCAAGTTGTCGATCCGCCTGAAAAAGGTGGGGAAGGATCGCGCCAGGACCATCACCGTCATCTTGCGCGACGAGAACAAGTGCAACATCAAAACCAAGCGCGAGAAAGACCGCGTGCTGTGCGACCGTTTGTTGGCCAAGTGGCAACTGGTGAAGGAAATCGGCGATGTCACGAACGATCCCATCTACGCGCTTGCTGCTTGATCTCCTGGACCTGTTTGAGCAATCGAGCAGTTGCAGCCTGGACGCTGACGGAAACCGGCTGCACGGAGTCTCCGGGGGACGCATCGAAGCATCATCCAGCCTTGACCCGAAAACGGTGCAAGCCTGGATGCCCCGTGTTGGTTACTTGAGCGAGATCGAGGTGCCGTGTGGCGATGGCCGCGCCCATGTTGAACTTTGCGAAACGGATGATCCGGGCAGCTACGAGTACCGTTGCCCGGAGACATTTCGCCGTAAGCGAGTCAGTGCGGATCATGTGGCGGTGTACGACATGGATGCCGCCAAGCTGCTCAATCTTTTGTCTGACCTTCTGAACATCCCGCAGGTAAAGCGCGCGGGGATTCCAGCGCCAAGGATTGAACGAAAGTTGTGGCGACTAGGTGAGGCACGTATTGGACCGGTGATGACTCCGGTATGGCTGGCGCGTGGGATGGACGTCAACGTAGACGAGGTGTTTCAGTCCCTGCTGGATACACGGCTTCCCGAGCAAGGGTTGGTTCTTTGTCACGGGCGCGAGCTGCCCCGCGTGATTCGGCCGCCGCGCAACTACCGAGTTGCCTACTTGCACGATGCACTGGTGGACTACTCGCCGTCACCATGCATGGACGTGCATTACCTGGAGCGGGTGCTGACCTCCGATGAGGATGGCATCAAGCCGAGTGCGTTGCCCGTCGACTTTGCAAACGGCGTCCTGCGAATCAGAACAAAGACCGAGACGTGGGTCATCAAGGGCGAGAAGCAACACAAAGCGGTGTCGTATATGTACGAACAGGCGCAGCTCGGACGATGGGAGTTGGATGCCAGTGAAATCCTGGCTGCTGCTTATCCGGAACGGCGCACAGAAGAGTCGCGCAAGGGATTAAAAATGCAGAACCTCTTCAGCGGCAATGAAATGTGGCGCGAGTTCATCGTCAATTCTGAAAAAGGCAAATACGCATTCAAGACGCTTTGATTAGCACCAGCCAGCACCAGTACCAGACACCGCCTTCGGGCGGTTTTTTCATTTCAGGGGCCAGTAAATCCCCCCGTTTTCCGTTGCCCATACATCAGCCCATACATAGGGCGGATCGACCCCCATACACGCCAAATCCGATCATTTCCTCACGTTTTCGCAACTACCTGAAAGGAGAAAAACGTGAGCGTAAAACACCTCAACCAGCGTCAATTGGGCGACCGTTGGGACGTCAGCGAAGCCACTCTGGAGCGTTGGCGTTCTGAAGGAATCGGACCGGTCTTTCTTAAGCTGCAAGGCCGTGTTCTCTATCGCTTGGAGGACGTCGAAGCCTTCGAGGCCGAAAGCCTCCGCAAGAGCACCTATGAACCCGTCAATGCGGGAGGTGCGGCATGAATCAGCTGACACCCCACCAAGTTCTGGCCATGCCGGCCGGCGATCTGGCACTCCAGACCAGCGAGTCGTTGTTCCAACTCAAGAACGACGCCGCTGATCTACAGGCCTTGGCCAAAGCTGTCGTCGATCACCTCGATCGCGCCTTGGACCTGAAGTACTCGAAACAAGCACATGCCCTACGCCTGGCTGCAGGCAAGGACACCGGCGTCGTGCATTTCGATGACGGCCATGTTCAGGTCACTGCCGATCTCCCCAAAAAAGTCGATTGGGATCAGAAAAAGCTGGCCGATCTCGTGCGCCGGATGACGGCCAACGGGGACAACCCTGCCGAGTACGTCGAGATCAGCTACCGGGTCTCAGAAACCAAGTTCAACGCCTGGCCAGAAACGCTGAAAAGCGCGTTTGCACCGGCGCGCACCCTCAAAACCGGCAAGCCCGGGTTCCGTCTTGCATTGCTTCAGGAGTAACCAGCATGAAATTTCCATCGTTAAAAAAAGTGTCCCGTCAGGTGGCCGAACGCAAGGTACAGGAGGCAGAGCAGGCCACGCCTCTGCCGCTGATGACTTGGCTGCGCAAGAACCTGTCTCTGTACTCGAAGCATTTGCCGGACGCGATCCGCATTCCTGCGATGGGGGCGGCGCGCCCCGATGAAGTGGTCCGTTTGCTGCCGGATGCAACGATCGACGATCTTGCCTTCGCCATCCAAGCCAGTGAAGAGGAAAGCAGTGAGGTGCTGCGTCGCACGGGTGCCTTGAAGGAGCTGTACGAGGCAGCACGAAAACGGGGCGCTTTGGGTACTACGACGATTGCCGAAGCATTTGCCGCTGCAGTCGATGGGGAGGTGCGCAAATGATGCTGCCCATCATTACTGCAGATCAGCGCTTGGCAGAGCGTCGTGGCATCAAGGGTGTCCTGGTCGGGAAGTCGGGCATTGGCAAGACTTCCCAGCTGTGGACGCTCAATCCGATCGCCACGCTGTTCATGGATTTGGAAGCCGGCGATCTCGCGGCTGAAGGCTACCAGTGCGACACCATCCGTCCTCGCACATGGCAAGACTGCCGAGACTTCGCGGTGTTCATTGGTGGCCCAAATCCGGCGCTGCGTGACGACCAGCCCTACAGCCAAGCGCACTTCGATGCGGTGTGTGGTCGCTTTGGTGATCCTGCTGTTCTGGATAAGTACGAAACCTTGTTTGTGGACAGCATCACCGTGGCCGGTCGCTTGTGCCTGCAATGGTGCAAGGGGCAGCCGCAGGCCTATTCCGAGAAAACCGGCAAACCCGACAGCCGTGGCGCCTACGGTTTGATGGGCCAGGAAATGATCGGCTGGCTGACCCATCTGCAGCACACCCGGCGCAAGAACGTCTGGTTCGTCGGCATCCTGAACGAAGCCCTCGATGACTTCAATCGCCGCGTCTTCTCACTGCAGATCGATGGTTCCAAGACCGGCCTCGAACTGCCGGGCATTGTCGATGAAGTCATCACCCTGGCTGAGATCAAGGGTGATGACGGCAGCAGCTATCGCGCCTTCATCTGCCAAACCCTGAACACCTGGGGCTATCCGGCCAAGGATCGTTCGGGACGCCTCGACCTGATCGAGGAACCCCACCTGGGTCGCTTGATGGAAAAGATCGCCGCGCCGGGGCGGCCTGCACTCGATCGCCTTGATTTCGCCCGTCCGGCGACCGCCGCCGTCGAACCCTCTCTGAATGCCAACGTTTCCCAGGAGTCCTGATCATGTCCTTCTTCGATTTCAATTCCGCTTCCGAACAAACTTCCTTCGATTTGATTCCGAAGGGTGCCCTGGTCCGTGTCCGCATGACGGTCAAACCCGGTGGCTTCGATGATGCCTCACAGGGTTGGACCGGCGGTTACGCCACCCGCAATGACAACACTGGTTCGGTTTACTTGAACTGCGAGTTTGTCGTGATGGAAGGGCAGTATGCCCGCCGCAAGATGTGGTCGCTCATCGGCCTGTACAGCCCGAAGGGCCCAGAGTGGTCGAACATGGGGCGAACCTTTATCAAGGCGGTTCTCAATTCGGCACGCGCCATCCATCCCAACGATAACGGCCCGGCGGCACAGAACGCCCGTCGCATCAATGGCTTTGCCGATCTCGACGGCATCGAGTTCCTGGGCAAGGTCGATTGGGAAAAGGACCAGAACGGCCAAGACAAGTGCGTCATCAAGTCAGCAGTGACGCCGGACCACAAGGACTATGCCGCCTTGATGGGCGGGGCCAGCCAACCGGCCCCGGCAGCCAGTGCTCCCAATTCCTATGCTCAGGCCACCGGACGCTCGCCGGTTCCGGGTCGTCCGAGCTGGGCGCAGTAAGGGAGGGCCAGCGTCATGATGCTCCGTCCCCGTCAATCCTTGCTGGTCGATCGCACCTTGTCGGCGCTCGATGCCTACGGGAACACG